CTGTACTAATTATTGGATACTTCTTAAAAATTGTACATGGTGATGTACGTAAAAACACAGAAGACCTAGGAAAACTTAAAGGTAAGATAGAACTTGTAGAACAAGAAAATAGACTTAAGTACCAAGCTATACAAGAACAAACACAACTAGAGATCAAGATGCTTGCTAAGAATGTAAGTGATCTTTCTGTAGCAGTTAAAGAACTAATGCTAAAACTACACTAATATGGTACTATCTGCTGAAGCTCCTTCATTTGGAGTATTTGAAACATTAACCCAATATGGGGCATTAGGAGTTGTGGTCCTAGGTTTAGGAGCTGTTCTTTGGTTTATGCTAAAGAGACAACTTGCTTCTGAAGACAAATTAAAAACCAAAGTTGACGAGTTACAAAAAGAACTTACTACTTATATTGCTTCAGATGCTCAGAAAACTACAGAGGCTTTGAATAATAATACAAAAGCCCTTGAGAAACTACAAGATATTATAATCTCTAAGCGATGAAAAACAAGCTTGTAATACTTGGACTTATAGCAATAATCATTGCTCTTATGCTTACTCAAATACTTAAGAGTGGTACAGAGCATGTTGATGTTGTTGACACAGCACAAACTCTTCAAGCTGATAATGAAAAACTAACTGAGGAGAATGGAATACTAGAGTCAGATGTAAAACAGCTTGAGAAAACTGTATTAACTGCAGAGGGTGAACTGGCACAAACACCAGTTGCAGAAACTATTGAGGTTATTAAAAAGGTGAGAATTTACATTCATGACACTATTGTTATTCATGATACAGTAGTTATTAAAGAACAGAAGAATTTTTGGGGTAAGACTAAATCAGATACACTATGAAAAAGTTTTTTAGAGAACTCATCTCAGATGACAATCAAATAAATGAGCAAGCCTTTGTAGGTGTAGTAGCATTCTTTGCTATGGTGTTTATCCTAGTAGTTGATGTAATCACAGGTATCATGAGTAAGGAACTTATCATAAAAGAATTTATCTTTGATGGTTTTATGATCCTTACACTTGGAGCATTTGGAATTACTACAGCAGGTAGAATTTTATCACTTAAAAAAAAGAACAAAGATGAAAATAATGAAGACGGGGAAAGCGGGAATTGAAATGATTAAAACATTTGAAGGATTCAGAGGAGCTCCTTACAAATGTCCTGCAGGAATTCCTACAATAGGATACGGAGCTACATTTTATCCTAATGGTAAAAAAGTAACAATGTCAGATGCTGCAATTACAGAAGAACAAGCAACAGAATTACTAGCTAACATGCTAGTAAGTTTTGAAAAATATGTAGATAGTTATTGCATTGATTCTATTACACAAAATGAATTTGACTCATTAGTATCATTTGCATATAACCTTGGACCAGCAAACCTTAAATCCTCTACATTGCTTAAGAAAGTAAACGCTAATCCAAATGATGAATCAATTAGATTAGAATTTATAAAATGGGTAAAAGCAGGTGGCAAAACTCTAAAAGGTCTAGTTAGACGTAGAGAAGCAGAAGCAAATTTATATTTTACAAAATAAACAACATGCAACTAAGTAAAAATTTAGCATTAGCAGAAGTGATGAGATCAGAAACTGCTAAAAGAAAAGGTATCAGCAACATGCCTACACCTGAACACATTGAGAACTTTAAACTATTAGCTGAGAAAGTATTCCAGCCTATTAGAGAGCACTTTGGAGTTCCTATTATCCTTTCATCAGGATACCGTAGCAAAGAACTAAACACAGCAGTTGGTGGTGCATTAAGCTCACAACACTGTACGGGTGAAGCTATTGATATTGATATGGATGGTACTACAGTTACTAATAAGCAGATCTTTGATTTTATCAAAGACAATCTAAACTTTGATCAGATGATCTGGGAGTTTGGTACAGATAGCAATCCAGACTGGGTACACGTATCTTATGAGTCTACAGGTAAACAGCGCAAGCAAATCCTTAAAGCTGTTAAGTCAGGTAAAGGAACATCTTATGTACCTTATAAGTAAAAGATGAAAGCAAGAAACAATTGGCAAGTAAAAAATAAGCAATGGGATAAGTTCCAACTTAGACTACGCTTAGGAATAGTAGATGTACTTACTATCGAAGTAGATATCTCAAGGAGATTCTTTATGTTTACTATCTGCAACTTCAGCATTAAAAACAGGTAACTATGGCTAAGATTAAATCAGCATCAGGAATAGAAAAGATAGAAAGAAAAATCTCTCGTCCTGGTATACACTCTAAGACTAAGACTAGTAACTCTAAGACTTCTCGTAATTATAAGAAATCTTACAAGGGTCAAGGTAGGTAATTAATAATATTGTATATTTGCTATTATGCTGTCATTAGAAGATTTTCATGCACAGATAGATGAGTTACTTTCTATCAACTCTATAGAATCATCATACTCGTATGAATTCTATACAGATATCATTAATGAGCAAAGATCTCTATGGCTTCGTAATGAGTATAACAAAAATCGCAGCATTGACCCATATGTAATTCAAGATTTAAATTGCATAGAGTTAGAGCCTGTCGATCCTATACAATGTTGCGTAGCTGTACCAACAGGTTGCAAGGTTCTTAGAACTAAAGATAAAATTCCTAATACTATTGAGTTTTTCTTTACAAAAGGAATCGTATCTGTTGGGCCTGCTGACATAATGAAGCCTAGGTTTTTATTAGTAGACTACTCGCGCGTACCTTACGTAGGTACAGGTCGCACTAATAAGAATGCTATATACGCATTTCTTTACGGCGGGTACATGTACGTGACAAGTAAGAATCCTCAGTACTTAATGATGAAATTTATTACATTGCGTGGATTATTTGAAGACCCATCAGAGTTAAGCTCTATTATTAATTGCACAACAGGAAACAGTTGTTGGAAACCTACTGATCCTTATCCAATTAATCAATGGATGTGGGCATATATTAAACCAATTGTACTTCAGCAACTAATGCAGAAAGGTATGTTCCAGGTGGATGATAACAACAATGCAGAAGACGAGCGCGTAGACAGACCAACAACAGTACCAAACAATGGCGGAGGAAACTAATTTATATTTAAAGCGAGGCAAAGGAAAGATTGCAGGAAGTATCAAGAAAGATTCTTTTTATAAATTTTACGAAAGCAACGCTAAAGAAAAGAAGGTTACAAGAATAGTATACAATGCATTTATAAAAGAGTTACTAGCTCGATACAGTCATGCAATTGTAGAGTCAGGATTAGAGTTAAAGATTAATAAAATAGGCAAGATTAGAGTAAGAAGCCACAACTTAAGATTTTTTAATAAAGACGGAAAACGTAATAAAAATCTTAAAGTAGATTGGCATAAAACCTGGGCCTATTGGCATGGTAAATACCCTGAATTAAACAGACAGGAGATTACAGAGATAAAAGATAAAGTAGTTCTTTATCACGAAAATGACCACACGGACCAAGAGTTCTACGGTCATCATTGGGATAATCTAACTGCAAGTTTAAAGTATAAAAGTTTTTACGGGTTTAAAGCTTCTAGGCAATACTCAAGATTAATTGCCAAAGTAGTTAAAGACCCAAACCGTAAAGTATTTTATTATGGATAATATGTTTAGCATTGGCGAAGTAGAAAACGAAGGCTCTTCAACTGAAGTAGAATCAGTAGTAAGGTCTACTAGTAAAAAGTTTGAAGATGGTTCTTCAGAAGAAGTTCGCGTAGAGCAAGTAGAAGGTGGTTTTATCAAAACTGTTATTACTCGCAAGAAAGACAAAGAAGGATGTTGGAAATACGACGAAGATAGATCTGTACACACAGAGGATCCTATGCAGGATAATTCTTCAGAAGGTATTGCTACTCGTCTTGAGTCTATACTTAAAAATATGATGTAATGTACGCAGGACAAACCGTTTCATACAAAACAATCCTTGATAAAGTTATCAGGGATTTTGGCTTTAATTATGATGTCCACGAAGAAGAAGGGATAGAATGGTTGGCTGAATTCATGGCGCATACAAATGTAGCTGTGACTATGGAAGAGAAAATTGCTTACATGGAAATATGCGACGGTCGCGGTGACTTACCTTTTGATTTATATAAGATAGGTCAAGTAGCACATATTACAGGAGTTGAATCAATTGAAGAAGCTCAGTGTGGCGCAGGTAAGATGTTTCCAATGAGATGGAAGACAGATTACTTTCACAAGCGCTATCATTTAGATCAAAGAGATTATACAACTGAGTCTCGAGAAACTTACACAGTAGGACAAGGTTATATTTTTCCATCTATGAATGCAGGGATAGTAGCAATGAGTTACTCTGCTATTCCAACAGATGATTGCGGTTATCCTACAATTCCAGGAGAACAACAATGGTTAGAAGGAGGAGCTCATTACATTGCACATAAGATTGCAAGAAAGCTTTGGATAAGAAACGAACTTACTGCTGATAAATTTCAGATTATAGAAAGAGATAGAGATTGGTATTTTGCACAAGCAGTAAACCATGCTAAACAATGGAACGGTGTAGATGAAGCAGAGACTGTAAAGAACTCAGTTGTTCGTACAATTCCTGCATTACAAGACCATGCATCTTTCTTTGCTAACATGCAATTGCCAGAACAAAGAAAGTTCAGACCAAAAGCTGGTATCGGTCTTGTATCAACTATTAATGTTCTTAACGGTCAAGGACCAAACCCAGCAACAGTAATTCCTTCTAATACAATGTAATGGAACAGCAAGTAAATACATACCAAGGAATGAATAAAGACACGGCCTATGATTCTATAGGTCAAGAGCTTTATATAGACGCTGTAGATATTCGTATTACTACGACTACTGGAGAATCTATGGGCGCATTTACTAACATTAAAGGAAATCAAGAAGCCTTTGTAGTCCCATCCTTTGGAAGATTTAATGGCTTACCTTGGTCAGCACTCAATCCCGAAATTATTGGCTATACTACTATTCGTAATCGAATTATCTTTTTTGTAGCAGATGCCGAGGGAAACAAAGGTTGGATTTATGATTTACAATATGACCCAAAGACTCGAGAGATTCTTCCAGGATTTCCTGATTTAAAATATTACTCTAATCAATTGTATTTTAAAAAAGACTGGCCAATTGAAGCATTAGGACGTTATGAAACCGACAGTGTACAAAGAATTTATTGGACAGATTATAATAACTTTTTTAGAACAATAAATTTAGAAGCTATCAATTTAGCTACCCTTCCTGTAGGACAAGTAGATATTTTTCCAGATTTATCATATACTCAACCTATACTAGAAGTAGTTGCAGGAGGTGGTGCCCTTATGTCAGGAGAATATCAGGTAGCATATCGTTTACTTACTCTTGACGGTAAAGAAACTTTAATATCACCGCCAAGCAATTTAATACACGTAACTTCTGATTCAGAAACTTTAGCAATTTCATCAGAATACAATGGAGATTTAGTGGCAGTAAATACTTTTAAATCTTTAACTTTTAAAGTAGATACTTCGGATTATACAGATTTTGATAAAATAGAATTTATTGTAGCATACCATTCAGGATTAAATTCTATACCTGTAGTTACTTCAGTAGAAAAGATTTCTATTGCAGGGCAAAGTACTATAACTTTTATTTACACAGGTACAGAAGGTTCCGCTTTTCCAATAGAACTACTTACTTACACTGCAAAGAATCACGCATTTAAAACACCTAAAACTATCACACAAAAAGATAGTTCTTTAGTTATTGCAAATATTAAAGGTTCTACAATTGCTTTAAGTAGTTTGTTAGGTGGCGGCACATTTGATGCAAAGACTGCCAGATATAATTCTATTTCAGATGGTATTACTTTACCACATCCATTAACAGGAACTCCCGAAGAAATAGAGGAAAAAAAATTACTCAATGCATTTAATAATACAGCAGATATTTCTTACGGAGTAGGAGATGAATTAGGATATAATTCAGACGCACATTGGAATGCTGATTGGCAAACTAATAAACAATTTAGATATCAAGCAGACGGCTATACTTTAGGAGGAGAGGGACCTAATATTTCTTATAAATTTCATTTGGAGAAATTTACAATGGATGGATCTTCTGATCCAGGTATTGCTAAAGTTGCTAATGTACCATTTGGTTTTCCTTATGACATCCATGATTTACAAGATGGGTATGTATATAATAATACTACTTATCCTAATAATGCTTCACCATTTATTTCAGGTTTGCTTCG